CCACTGGGGTATGCTTGGGTCGTGAGGAAAGAGACCACGATGACCAAGAAAACGCTTCAACGGTTGTTGTTGCCGATTGACTGGGCAAATCCGACTCTGACTCAAACCGTGAAACCCCAAAATCCGAACAAACCACCGAGGAGGCAAGATGATTGAACCACATGACCTAACCCCTGAACAGGCGGACAAGTTGCTCAAGGCAATCCTTGACCCGAACGGGTTGTCTGAGATGCGACCCGATGACCCACTACCCATCGCTTTAGTGCTGTACAACGCAGGCTATTTTGAGGGTGCTTCCAAGGCGGAAAAAATCGTGTCCGACATGATGCAACTTTCGCCAGACATGACCCCCGAAGATGCCAAGACGGTTCGGGCTATGGCTTCTGCCACGATTCTTGAGTTTTTGGAATCGGGCACTTTGGAGCGGTTTGCCAGAGGGGCGTTGGTTGAAGCGGCTTACGCTTCGGATGATGCGACTCTTGCCGCCCTTGTGGAAGCAGGGGTTCCCGAGTGGAACGAGCATCTTGGTGACAAGTTCCGTGACGGGCACATGGCGGCGTTTCTGGATGTGTTGGAGCAGAGGCTCACGAAGATTCGTGAAGAAAACACTTGACAAGGGGGCATACATGGGTTACACTCAAATCATCACGAAAGGGGACAAAATGACCACATACGAGCAGGAAATGAACCTGATTCTCAACGAACAAGGTTCTTTGGCGCATACCTACGACCAAAATGGGGAAATCGTTTGGCATCCCAAACTTGAGGTGCCAGCAACTCCAGAAGGCGTGCACAAAGACATTTGGAAAATGTTGCACCAAGGTTTTGTTTGGACATCTGCAACATACATTTTCAGCGTCAACGGCGAAGACAAAACCGTTTTTCAGATGACTGAAGCCGAGCGACTCCAGTGGTGCGCTGAGGCACTTGCCGATTGGGAGTCAACGGATGATGAGGGGCGACCCCGCAAATCCGACCGTGACCGAGATTGGGAGAACATCTACTATTCGGGCTACGGTGACAGGGTGGGGCTAGACCCATTCGCCTACGACAGCCAAGGCAACGACACTGGGTTGCGGATGAGTGATTTCATCTGAACGACTTGAAACAGGGACACCGTTGGGATACAATCAAACCGTGGAAAGGAGACCACCAATGACAATCACCCATCAACGGCAGGGGCATTTGTACGAGGCAACTCGTCATCTTCCTCTCAAGGAAGTAACCGCCCTCATCCGCAAGGAGGCTCGTGAAACGGTCGCCAAGTGGAACGCCAAAAATCCGACTATCGGAGAAGTCAAAATCTCTGTAAGGATGTCCCATCACCATGCTATTGACGCAGACCTCAAGGTTGACGGGCTTGTCCACACACTCCACAAGGAGTTTGGGGAGATTGCCTACGCCCAACGGTTGCGTGAACGGGTGGAGGACATTGAATCGCTCGGTGAACGGTTCGTGCCTCTCGTGAAACTGTACGAGTTGCGGGATGCGATTGAAGAAATCCGTGCCAAGTACAACTACAACGATTCTGACCCGATGACCGATTACTTCTCGGTTCGCTACTACGGCTCAACAACCATTCGCAACAAGTTCGGGGGGTACGCATGACATTCCCTACCGTGGCTGAGTTTGATGCGTATGAAACTGGGATGATGACCGACGACGAGGTTGTTGAGTTCTTTCAACGGCTCGTGGATTTCGGGGTCATCTGGCAACTTCAGGGGCATTACATACGGACGCTTCGTTCGTTGGTGCAAGCGGAGATGGTAAATCTTCCCGCAAAGCGTTGAACCCCACAACTGACCCGATACAATGAATAACCAACAAAAGGAGAAATGACATGGCTACAGCAAAACAGCAACGCAGTATCATCGCCGAACGGCTACGGGATTTCCGTACCGAATCGGGATACACGCAGGAGAAACTTGCCAAAAAAGCAGGTGTGGACCGCAAGACAGTGAACCGCATTGAGAACGCTTTGTTCTCGCCGACCGTGGACACCCTCTACCGTTTGTGCAAGGTGCTGGAAATCACCCCGTCTAAGTTCTTGGATGGTTTGCGTTGACCGAAGTTTTTGACCAAAGCGAGTGGTCACCGTTGACACTTCCTGTGGACAGGTTGGTGATGGATGACGACTTGAAACGGTTGCCGCCACTGTTCTTCACCGAGGATGACGACATTGAAAACTTGTTGCTCATCTTCAAGTTCGTGGCGGTTCACAATCCCCGCCTTGAGGTTTATGTCTATGAGCATGACAAGGGAATCTTCTCGGCGATGGTTGTTGACCGTGGCGTCAAAGTGTTGGCGTTCTCGTTGACTTCGTTGCATCTAAGTGCAGTGGAGCAGGGGAGACGGTTTGAGTTGGTGGACAGGTTCAAGCCTCGTTCCATCGGTGAACTGTTCAATGAAGCGGAAATAAGCGGACTGACGGTTCAGGCTGAAGACAACCTTGAACTTTCAGATGATTTGTTCGGAGAGTTTTTTCCTTCGGACAATCCTTAGGGCTGGGCTAAAGCACCCAACAGTCAAAACCATTGGTTGTTGGGTGCTACCTTGCCCGCATGTCTTTGCATGACTCACCTCTAGTTGGTGCCGCTGTGGCACTCAACGAAATGTTCCTGACGCTATGCGTTTCAGGTTTCACGGAAGAACAGGCTTTGCGCCTGATTGCTTTTCTGATTGAGGACATGCAGTTCTCATCACCCGAGCAACCCCAGTAGACCGCTTCTCTACTGGGATTTATCATAGACTTCCCCGATTATGGCGAGTAAAGACGATTTCATTGAACTTGGCTCCTCGGGTCTTGGTAAAACCTCGGGCTTCGTTATTGACGAGTTCATTGCAGAACTTCGTGGAATCCGTGGTGCCCGTGTCTACCGAGAAATGTCGGACAACGACCCCGTTGTTGGGGCGATGGTTTATGCGATTGAAAAACTGATTCTTGCTATCAAGTGGGAGGTCGCACCATACCAAGATGGCGACCAGCCAGTCAAAAAGAAAGACCAAAAGAACGCCGACTTCCTTGAGGAGTGCATGTACGACATGAGCGAATCATGGTCAGCGATGGTTTCGCAGATTCTTTCGTTCCTCGTCTACGGGTACGCCTTCTGTGAGATTGTGTACAAGAAGCGTGTGTCTCCTGATTCCAAGAACGGCGAGAAGCGTTCCAAGTACACGGACGGCAAAATCGGTTGGCGCAAGATTGCTTTGCGTGGTCAGGAAACTTTGTGGGATTGGGTGTTTGATGCGAATGGTGGTGTGCGGGCGTTTCAACAGCAAGACCCTTACGCCGATAAAGGTTTGGTGACGATTCCTATTGAGAAAGGTTTGTTGTTCCGCACCGCCAATCCTCGCAACAATCCTGAGGGTCGCAGTATTCTTCGTAACGCTTACCGTCCGTGGAAGTTCAAGAAGACGATTGAGGAGATTGAAGCGGTTGGTATTGAGCGTGATTTGGCTGGTTTGCCTGTTGCTTATGTTCCGCCGTCAATGCTGTCTTCGGCGGCGACAACTGCCGAGGTGAGTGCCCGTAATGCGATGCAGGATTTGATTCGTCGCATCAAACGAAACGAGAACGAGGGTGTGTTGTTTCCGTTGGCTTACGACGAGCAAGGCAGGGAACTGTACAAGTTGACGCTTCTGAACTCTGGAGGCACACGCCAGTTCAACACGGATGCGGTGGTTCAACGGTATGACCAGCGGATAGCGATGACGGTGCTGGCTGACTTCATTCTTTTGGGGCACGACAAGGTTGGTTCGTTCAGTTTGGGTGCATCCAAGATTGACTTGTTCACTTCGGCGATTCAACAGATTGCCGACACGATTGCCGATACTTTCAACGACCATGCCATTCCTCGTTTGTTCAAGTTGAACGGTTTGGACACGACTCGTTTGCCTGAAATCAAGGCTGGTGAAATCACCCATGTTGACCTTGGTGTGTTGGGTGACTTTGTTTCTAAGATGACCGCCGCTGGGGCTATGCAACCCGATACGGCGATGGACAACTATCTGCGTGGTTTGGCGAATCTGCCTCCTCGTTCTGAGGAAGAGGGTGGGATGATGGCTCCTCAGGGGATGGACCCGTTGATGGGTGGACAACAGC